TAAGCATTTGCATGCTTCGCAGTCGTATGTTTGTAGATATCAGAATCTTTCAAGGGCTTCCCAAGGATCTGGAAAACCCGTGAAGCAAGCATATTAGAAATAATCGACTTCCCCTTCCCAGGGAAACCAATAAGAAAGACCATCGCAGTACGCGCACGGCCCGTCTCCATCTCCAGCTTCGGCACATCAATTTGCATGCGCGCCGTAACCGAACGGATAGCATCTCCAAAACGCAACTTCTGTCCATCAACAAAAGTGGTGAGCTTGGTATTAATCGCAGTGGCCCTCTCGAGCCACTCCTTCATAAAACCAATCCGGAACTCAGATCCCAAAGGCGGGGACCTAAGCTCGACAAGGAGCTTCTCGGCTTCCACCAAGATCTCCCGCTGCTCATCAGTAAAATAGGGTCTACCGAGAACAGCCTCATACACCCAATTGACACACTTCTTGAAAACTTTAGGAAAGTTCTCGATGAAGCGGTCAAAAGAGTTAATGGTATCGAACACAGGTTTGGCTCGCTTGGTAGCGAAATCCACTGCCTGCTTCGACATGTCCGACACTCCGAACATAACCGATCCGACAAGAGAGATAAAGGAGGAAATAAACCCCCCCTCATCCTCACCAAGCCAATCGATATGAGGTTCAGCAAAATCCGGATAACTGCAGCGTTCCACAAGTTTTGACACGCCTAGAGCCAAGGCCTCAATGACGAGAGCCTTCAGAAATCCGTGACGAGCAAGCATGCCCGCCAAGTGAACCAATCGAATGGTCGTGTTCGGCAGAGATGCGTAAACGACAATCTCCGACAGAACATCAATCAACAAAGACAGTTTGGCCATCATCCCTTTCGGGATACGGCCCAAGATACTATCTTTCGTCGACTTAGCCACGTCACTGAGTCCCTCAATAAAGGGGGACTCAACAACGTGAGTATGTAGGTGTTTAATCTCACCAAAAAGCATATCGAACAGACCTTGGGGGTCCACTCTCAAACTCTTGAGATTATGTTGCGGTTTGACCCGCACCTTAAC